ACCATTAAAGATGTAGTAAATTCAGCTATAACATTTGATGGTGGAATTAAAGGACATACCTTTATATCTACTCCACATAAAATGATATCAATTGAAACAACATCAAAGCATAATCCTAAGTTTGAATTGCATACTGATGGAGATGTAGTTAGAACAAATCACGGACACTTACATCATGGGGCTGGATATATAGAAGGGCCTGATTACTTATCATCAAAATTAAGGAAAATGTCAGCTGAAAAAATGATGACTCGTGCTGAAAAGGTAGATGATATCTTACCATTGATGAGAAAAAAATTATACAAACATTCTTCTAATCTAAATATGATGAGAGATACCAATAAAATGGTTACATCATCACAATTACTTTTAGATTTAACAAACAAAGTTTTAAAGCTAACTTTTAGAGAAAATCAAATAGAATCGTTTGAGGGAATTAAAAGAGACCTACCAAACGGATATACTCCTAAAATCAAAATTGTAGTTACTAAACTTTCAAATTAAAATCACTTTTTACTTTATTGATATTTATATATATAAACAATATATACCAATAAAGTATGTCAATAGATTTTGAATTATTTCCTGGAAAGAACCTAAGTGGGTTATTTGAGGATATTTACACGAACCAAATCACCAAAAAGAAACATATTTCAGAACTTATTGCTGAAATGAGGAAAACGATTAGACACGCTGGTGATATGGCGGTAGTTGGTCCAATCTTAAAAGATTTAATTGATTCATCCGTTAGAAATGATGACCAATTAATTAAATTAGCAACAATAGCACAACGTATAATGTTGGCAAATCAAAAGAATGATGGTGAGGATGGATTCTTATCAGCAGCCGAAAGAGAACAATTGTTAGCAGAGATTGAAGAAGTGCAAGAGGAAGTAGAACGTATTGATTCTATTCAGAATGATGTAGAAGAGTTAAAACAAAAAATACAAAAGTAGTATGTTTGATAGAAATTCATCAGTTAGAGCAAATCAAAGTGGTGGTAAGGGTGGAGCACCCACATCTACAACGGGTATAGTATATCATGTAATTTTAAATTCAGATGATTCTGTATTAACTGATTTAGAAATTCCAAATGGTGATAAAGCTATTTATATAGGCGCAATTCAATATAAATCACAAGGTGGTAGTAATAAAGGAACTGCTGAGTCTGTTGCTTTTCCAAAAAATCTAAATTATAATTCATTACCAACTATAAATGAAGTTGTAAACATTGTAAGTGGAGCTGGTGGTGCAACGTATTATGAACGTATTGGTAAATCGGCTACACCAAATATAAATTCGGAAGAGACTACAATAAAATCAGCAAAACCAACTGATAAAAGTTCTGTAAATAAAAGTGCTAGTTATGGAAAAGTTCAATCAACTGGGATAGTTAGAAGTAATGCTGAATCTGAAGAATTAGATGGATATGGTAAATACTTTAAAGCAAATGGTAATTTGCATAAATTAAAGTTATATGAGGGTGATACTACAATTGAAAGCCGTTTCGGACAATCAATTAGATTTTCTGGATATAACAATCCTGATAATTCATTCTCACCAACAATTACTATTAGAAATATTGAAAACTCAATAAGTTTAAAAGAGGATAATACTAAATCAACTGAAGAGGATGTAAATAGAGATGGTAGTGTAATTGTATTTGGTAGTAACGAATATCAATTACCATTTCAACCTGGTACTGTTTCTGATTCTGGTACATCTGATTTTGAAACCAAACCATCGGCATTTAAAAGTTACCCATCTGATTTAAAAGGAAATCAAATCCTAATAAATTCTGATAGATTAATATTTTCAGCAAAGACATCTGAAATGATTTTCTATTCTAAGAAAAATTATGGTTTTATTTCAGATGGTACATTATCAATTGATAATAAGCTTGGGATTGAAGTAAGTGTTGGTGATAATATTAACGTTTTAACAAACGATAAGGATATAAACTTAAATACTAATAATGGTAAAGTTAATATTGGTAATGTTGATTTGGAATCATTAGTTAGAGGAGAAACTCTATTGGGATTAATGGAAGAATTAATTGATGCTATTGTAGCACAAATATATTTAACACCATCAGGCCCATCAGCAACAGGCCCAACAAATATTGCAGATTTTAACTCTATTAAATCAAGACTTAAAGAATTTTTAAGTACTCTAAATAAAACATCATAAATGTCTTGGGCAACTTTTAAATCAAACATATTAAATAAAGCAAATTCACCTGAGAATATAGAGGATATTGATTTTGTAGCAAACCTATGGGCAACTGAGTATGATAAAGCCATAAAGGCTGGTAAGGATTTACTTCATATGGTTTCTCTTCAAAATGGAAATACTGCTGTAATGGAAAATTTATTTAAACTATCATTATCTCAGGGACAAGCATCTAACTCACCCGCGTTTAGTTTAGTTACTGAATTTGGAAAAGGTGTACAAGCTTATTGGGCCGGTGGGATTATGAACAATTATCCAATACCAATGATACCTGCACCCGGTTCGGTTCAAAACGTTGCGGTTATATCTAATTTGGTTGTAAACCCTGGAGTTTGGACTCCACAACCACCAATACCACCAAATGATAATACTGGATTAATTGTTGACCAATTCATTTTGGCAGCAACGATTCATTTAACAACGGTATCTGGAGTTGTACAAACTACATCATTATACCCAGCCGTACCATCACCATTACCAGCTCCGGGTATTTTACCTTGGACTGGATATATGGTACCACCATCTTCACCATCGGTATCAGTACCCGCTATAGCTGCAGCAGCTGCCGTAGCATTAGCAAAGGTTGAAAATGCAGCTGATACAACATTATCACCTGAGCAAATTGAATCATTTCAAGCTGAAAAAGCTGAAGCTGAAATAGAAGCTAATGATGAAACACTTTCATTAGAAGAAAGGGAACCAGCTGCAGAATATGCTACATTAAAAGAAGAAGAATTAGAATCAGGTGAACAAAACGCAGCTGATGTTGATTTAACTGAAGAGGAAGTTGATGCATTGGCTGAAATAACTGATGCTAAATGTCCTGCTGGGGCTAAGGTAGTTAATGCGGCCAAAAAGGATATTGGTATATTAGAAACTGGTACTCCACCTGGTAAAAACTATGGTGGTTTTACTGGAGGTAGGCAATTACCAAAAGCAGGTAGAATTGATGCTATGATTGGATTTGCTGGATTAAATAATCAAGCGAAAGTTAAATCATCTGGTTCTGGTTATTATTGGTGTGCGGGTGCTGTAACTACTTGGTGGAAAGAAGCCGGTTTACCAACTCCACCCGGAGCAGCAGCTTGTGCAAGTTGGAAATCTTGGGCAAAATCAAAAGGATATTGGTCATCTAAACCAGTATTAGGAGCAGCTGTAATATATTCAGATAAGACAGGACATGCACATCATATTGGAATTGTATCAGCGGTTTTACCAAATGGTTCAATAACAACAATAGAAGGAAACACTGGTGGTGGTGGATTTAATAGAAATGGATGTGGTGTATTTTCAAAAGCACCAAAAAAATATGATGGGTTTGTTATACCACCTCCTTGTGTAAAAAAATAGAACATAACGTACCTATCACTTCAATAACCAAAAAATTATAATAAGATATTTATAGTGAAGGGAATAAAAACTAAACAAGTATGGATACTGATAAATTAGTAAAAGCAATACAAATTATTGTTAAAGATGAAATAAAAGCCGTATTACCAACCTTAGTTAAAGAAGGTGTAAAGGCTGAAATGAAAAAGTTATTAAGAGAGAATTCTCAATTAAGAGGAGCTCTAACTAAAAAACCTGCTCAACCAACATTTATGGATAATGAGGTTAGTGAGGGTATTCAACATACTCCACAACCAACTAGAATGTTAAGTAAAAATCCTTTATTGAATGAAGTGTTAAACCAAACACAGCCATTTAATGGAACACAACATACGGAATCACCATACGCTGGGGCTCCAATGGGAGATGAATATAAAACATTAAATTTTAATACATCAGATGTTCATACAATGGGTGCACAAAATATAGCAGAAAAAATGGGATATGGTGATATGAGCTCAGGTCCATCTAAAGCTGGATTGGGTATAACAACTGGATTAGCTGGATTGGATAGAATTCTTAATAGAGATAACTCAGCATTAGTTAAAGCATTTGATAAATCAAAAGGTGGTTGGAGACCTGGAATGTAATTATAAGATATGGCAATTGAATTAGGTTCAAAGATAGTAAAAGATACCCAAACGTACAATGATTATGCGATAGGTATATCTTTGCCTCTTCAAATTGGAGGAAATGGATTCACTCAAACATATAATACAACCGACCAAATAAAGTCAAACATAAAAAATTTATTATTAACACAAAGAGGTGAAAGAATTTTACAACCTGAATTTGGTAGTGGATTACATGAAATACTATTTGATTTTAATAATGATGATATTGAGGGCAAAATTGAGGATGCTATAAATGAGGCATTTGAACAATGGCTACCTTATGTTACAATAGCTGATATAGTAGTTGAACAAACAGATGCATTAAAAGATAGGAATCAAATAAATATTTCACTAAAGTTTCAAGTTAATGGTAGTGTAGATTTAAATGAAGTAACATTTAATGTACAAGGATAATATAATATGGCAATAACTAAAACAAATAAGAATTTTAAGAATAAGGGTAAGGATATAAAATACCTTAATAAAGATTTTACGGACTTTAGAAATAATTTAATAGAGTTTAGTAAAACTTATTTCCCTAAAACATATTCTGATTTTAATGAATCATCTCCTGGTATGATGTTCATTGAAATGGCATCGTATATAGGTGATTCACTTTCATATTACATTGATGATACGTTAAAGGAATCATTAATGGTTCATGCGGAAGATATTGAAAATGTTATTGCATTATCACAATATTTAGGATACACTCCAAAAGTAACATCACCTGCAATTACAACATTATCGGTTTACCAATTAGTACCAGCTATTGGTACTGGTGTTAATAATACAATTGATACTAAGTTTTTACTTAGGATTAAAGAGGGTATGCAGGTTGAATCAGCAAGTGGTATTAAATTCATTACTCAAAATGTTATAGATTTTACCGATTCAACTGATAGAGAACTAACTTTATATGAAAGGGATGCCATTTCTGGTGAACCATCATTTTATTTAGTTAAGAAATATGTAAACGCAATTTCAGCTGAAATAAAAACGCAAGATTTTGATTTTGGTTCATATGAAGCATTTCAAAAAATTGATATTGCTGATACTAATGTAATTGATATTTATGATGTAAGAGATTTAAACGGAAACAAATATTATGAGGTTCCATATTTAGGACAAGAAATGGTATTTGTGGATTACCCAAATACTGAAAATAATGACCCGGACTTATATCAATTTAAAACAACAGTACCTTACATTCTTAAAACAATAAAAACACCAAAACGTTTTGTAAAGAAAGTAAATTCAGATAGTACAACTACTGTTCAATTTGGTGCTGGTGACCCAACTGCAAATGATGAAACTTTAATTCCAAATTTAAAAAATGTTGGATTAGGTTTACCAAATTCAATCAATAGATTGGAAGCATCATTTGACCCAACCAATTTCTTACATACTAAAACTTATGGTACTTCACCATCAAATACAACTATAACTCTTAAGTATTTAGTTGGTGGTGGTGTTTCATCAAATGTTGGTAAAGGTACACTTACTAGAATTACTGGTATTCAATTTGAAGAAGATACACAATTATTTACTGATACGGAACGTGCAATTTATAATACAACAAAAGCATCAATTGCCGTTGATAATGAAGTACCTGCAACTGGTGGTAGAGATGGTGAAGCAATTGAAGAGATTAGACAAAATGCATTAGCAAACTTTGGTTCACAAAATAGAGCGGTAACTGCTAAAGATTATCAAATTAGAGTATTGGCAATGCCATCCAAATTTGGGGGTATTGCAAAGGCATACGCTACGGCAGATGGTACATTGGATAACAACTCCCCATCAGCAATATTATCATCACCATCGGCTCTAAATGAGTTTACTGATTTGGTAATGAGTTTTGTTAATAAGCCGGATAATGAAGAACCTGATAGGAGAAGTGTACAAACTGAAATTAGAGATTTCTTAGTTGGTAAAACTTCAAATGATAATGAAAAAAATAACCCATTCGCAATCAATCTTTATTTATTAGGATATGATGCAGATGGTAAACTTTCGGAACTGAATAGAGCAGTTAAGGAAAACTTAAAAACATATTTAACAGAATATAAAATTCTTACCGATGGTGTAAATATATCAAATGGATATATTATAAACATTGGAATTAATTTTGAAATTATTACACTTAGAAATTACAACAATAGTGAAGTACTATCTAATTGTATTCAAGAATTAAAAGATTATTTTAATATTGATAATTGGACATTTAATAATACTATCAACTTAAGTGAATTGGAATTAATAGTAGCTAATGTGGATGGGGTAAGTTCAGTACCAAAAATGGAAATTGTAAATAAATGTGGTGGACAATATTCTGCTAATTCATATAATATAATGGCGGCAACTAAAGATAAAGTAATTTATCCATCATTGGACCCATCGGTTTTTGAAGTTAAGTTTCCGGACGTGGATATAAAAGGAAGAGCTAAATAATGATATACTTTTTAACAGCATCAAAAGATGCATCGGTGTACTTACAACAACCAGACCAAAACACTGGTTTAGATGAAGTATTGGAAGTGAGTAAGGTATTTTATGGTAACATAAAAGATATATCAAGAGCACTCCTTAAATTTGATATAGAGCCACTCTCAGCTAGTATAGCTAGTGGTGATGTAACAATGAGTTCTGCTGAGTTAGTTTTGAGAGAAACTGATTCTGAGGAACTACCATTGGAATTTACATTGGAGGCATATCCAATCTCACAAAGTTGGGAAATGGGCAAGGGTACTCGATTTGATGATATCACAACCGCTGGGGTAACTTGGAACAATAGAGAGGGAGATTCAGTATTACGTTGGTTACAAACCGCAGAATTTTCTGAAGTATCTACTGGTTCTTATGCTGGTTTAGGTGGTACATTTTATTCAAATGTATTTGCTACGCAAGATTTTGAATATCGTACAACTGATGTCAATATGGATATCAACGATATTATGCAAGATTGGATTAGTGGTTCAATTCCAAATGATGGTCTTATTTTAAAACTACCATTTGCAAATGAATATAATACATCTGATTATGGTATTTTAAAATTCTTTAGTAAAGAAACAAAAACAATACATCAACCAAAAATTAGAATTGGTTGGGATGATACAACTTTTGTAACTGGTTCAATGACTGAATTGGTAGCAGAAGAAATAAAAGTTGGATTAAGAAATTTTAAAAAGGAATATAAAGTAAATACAACTCCTAAAATAAGAGTAGTTGGTAGAGAATTATATCCAATTAAAACATTTAGTTCAACCGCTCAATACTCAACATCAAAGTTCTTAAATGAACAAACGTATTACCAAATATCAGATTACCACAGTGGTGATGTAATTGTACCATTTGGTGAATTTACTAAAGTAAGTTGTGATACGGATGGAAACTTCTTTAAATTAAATTTATCTAATTGGGAAGTTGACAGAGTATATAAAATAGAAATTAAAGTTGTGGTTGATGGAACACCTCAATTTTTTGATGAAGATTATACATTTAGTGTTATAGCATAATTATGAAAGATTCCGGTTTAAAAAACGAACAACAAGTTGGTAGAATAATAGTTAGTGGTTCTCAAGCATTAAATGAGAAGAACGCAGCTGGTGTCCGTTTGTTTCAAGAATCAGATTTAGCAGATGGTATTATTTCTGGTAAATTAGTTAAACCCAACTATAATATAGATGAGTTAACTAAAGCAGTTGATACAACTATATTTGAGTTAATACCACAAAGACGTATTCAACCATTTGATGGTGTGGCTAGACCTATATACAATGAAGCAACTCAAAGTATATTTGATTTAACTCTTCAGGTAAAGGATTTAACTAGAACAGTATCAGATTTACGTTCTAAGGTTAGTGGTCTTGAAATTGTAACACAAAGTTTGAGAGTTGAAGTTGATGGTGAAAAGCTTAAAGCTAGTATTGCTGAAAATCAATCTACGGTAGCTAACTCACAAATAGCAACAACTACAATTGATTTACAAAACGCAATTGTTAATTCATTAAATGAAGCAATTCAAAGGGTATCATTAGAAGCTAGAATTGAGGCATTGCAGGAAGCATTTAAACTTGAAAGAAAACTTAAAGAGC